AGCTAGGTATTCTCCACTCCTACCTATCCGTTCTGTCTTGCGGGACATGGTTCATGTTATTGGTTTAACTCTTCAATCTGTTTTAACATCTGGTCAGTTAAAATTTGTGGATATTTTCTTTGTGTTTGTTCTCTGGCAACAGATTGATCTTGTCTAATTATTTCTTTTATTAAATCTATTTTTTCAGAATCTAAAGCATTTTTATATGCTGGATTTTGTATTAAAAATTCTAATTTTTGTTTTGTTTTAAGATTTAACATTTCTCCTAACATTCCTTGATATTGAACTGGATTTAAGTCAACTCCTCCTATTTTTCTATGCGGTCTGTTTGGTGTTATGTCAAGTCTATTCATTTCATCAAAAACGACATCTTGTTTTTCTTTAGATGTTTGTATTGGTGAAAAGGTTTTGCCAAACTTACCCAAAAATTCTGGAGAATAATTTTTTGAGTATTCTATTGGTTCACCAAAAACATTTCTTTTAAAGGGTAGTTCATCAGACTTGCCAGGTATTCTGTTTGATATTGAATCAGCCATAGTTACAGCATCTCTTACTAAAGGATCTTCTCCTTTTCTTAAATAGTAAACACCAGTTGGAACTACGGTAGAAGCAAATCTATTTATCCACTTTTCACCATATCTATCTGGATCTGATATTACATTTATAGCATCTGTTATACCTGTCATAAAAGTTTTATTTGTAATATTTTGTGTAGCAGAACCAACGATCATGGACACAAGCTCATCTATTTCGCCTTCGTTTGATTTTATAAATCCACTATCGGCATAGTTATAAATATCTACTGTGTCAGCTGCTAATCCAAATAAAATACCAGCAGGTTCAAATCTATTATAACCATAATAAGTATCATCTATTTTTAATGAATAGGGTTGCCAGCCAGTTTCTCTTAAAACAGTTCTTTTACCTGGATCGCTTGGGCCTCTTCCAGTTACCAGTCCTTCATTAGAAAGATAGGCTATTGCTGACATTATAGATGTTCCAAGAATAACCCTTGCTCTAACTAGGTCTGCTTCAGCGCCGCCCTTTTTAATTCCTTCTTTGTAAGTCTTAGCAAATATTCCCAAAGGAGTTCTTTGTGCTGCATACTTTACTATGTTTACTGGAGTTCTAACAAATGGTGCTAAAAATCTAAGGTATTGGTTGTTTGCAATAATTTTTTGAAATGCTTGTCCAGTTGAGCCAAGCGGGTTTGTAAATGTTTGATACCTGGCTATTTCCTGTCCTTTAGAATAAGCATCTGGAAAATTCTTTTTTGGATCTTTAATAAGTTCAAATACCCTTTCTACACCTTTACCTTCTTGTTTTGCTTTTCTAACTGCTTGTCCAAATAGCTCTTGTCTGTAACCAATGGCTTTAAAAAAAGTATCTTCAGCCACTAAAGCTCTACCAGGTAATCTAACTATTTCACCAGCAACTCCAGGTATAGCGTTTTGTTTTTGTAACTCTAGTTTGGTTAAAGGATCAACAACGCTGTCTGGATCAATTATAGCTTTTGATCCCATTCTAAGACCATCAAGCGTTCCATATATGTTACCTAAAATTCTAGCTCCAAGTTCTGTAAAAGTTACTTTATCTTGTCCTTTTCTTACAGAACCAAGCACGGTAGCAATTCCGTATTCTGGTATTCTTGATGCAGCAACCAATGTATTAGATAAAATATTAACAGCATGGGTTGATGGTGATGATAACAAAGCATTAATCCATGCTTCTTGTACTTGGTCTAGCTTGGTTGCTTTATATACTTCTTTAGAAAATCTTGCTATTTGCTCTGGATCATCTAATTTACTAATGGCCTCTGCAATGCTTTCTATGTTTTCTTTACCACCTTTGCCTTGTATGTATTCTTTAATTAATCTTTCTTGAATAGCTCCTTTAGATGCTGCTATCTCTTTAAATGATCTTAATGCCCTACCAGCTTCAGCAGTTATACCAGCTACTTGTTCTTGTATAGATGCGTGGCGTGTTAATGCTTGATTAAATTCTATTAAATCTTCAGCTGTTGCCTTTGTGCTTCTTGCTTTTTTTGCTAACTCTACTAAATTTTCAGCAGAATTAACATTTAAAACTCTAGCCGCATAAGCTGTTTCTGCATTGAACGCTTCACCTGTTTTTCTTTTTAGTAATTGTTCTTCATCTAATCCAGTTTCTTTTGCTAGTGCAGCCAGTTCTTCTCCATCAGTACCAAATTTAACAACACCTCTTCTTGCATCTATAAAATCATCATTGTTTTTTGCAATGTCATCAATAACATTTTTTACTTCATCTGGCGCATCAATTTTTTTGAGATTTATGTTTCCTGCAAAGTCTGGTGGTGTTTCTTTTTTGGCTTGTGTAACTGTAGTTGTTGTATCAATAACAGATGAATCATCAACTGGAGTTTCAACTTTGGCTGGTTGTTCTTGTGCAACTTTGTTTGCTTTCATTTTGCCAAAAGTTCTTAAAACTGCATCTATAGGAACTCCTATTGCAGCTCCCTCAATAGCCATTTTAAATCTAGCTGTTGCTTCTGAATCGTTAGGATCTGCTTGTAAATATTCTGTAACTGGATTTTGTAATGATGGATATTCTTGTATTAAATTTGATATTCTTTGTTCATACGGACTAAATGCAAATTGTTCTGCAACTGCTCCAATAGCAGCACCTTTTGCAAGTTTCTGTCCAGTTGTAACAGCCTGAATTGGTGCTGCTATTGTGCTTACTTGCTTTACTGGTGCAAGAAATCCTGTTAAATCTCTTGCGAAACTACCACCAGGATAAGTTGGTTCTTCAACTTTTGGTAATTCTAATTTACCGTAATATTCATTTAATAATTTTAATTCATCTGGACTAACATATCTAAGGCCTTCAACTTTTTCTGTGGTGGGATTGTCTTGTGTAGAAAAACCACCCATAGGTAATGCTTTTTCTAATCCAGCTCCAACATCTAATGTAGCTTGTGCAACATCTCTAGCTGCGCCTCCTATAGTTCTAAATAAGTTTTTACCAAAACCAGCACTAGGCTCTCCTTGTTCTTTAAATGGATCTTTAGGTTTTAAAAATGGATCTTTAGGTTTTAGTTGATCCTTAGGCTGTAAAAATGGATCTTGTGGCATTATTCACCTTTGGTATATTCTACGCCGTTGTAAATAAATTTATCACCATTATTTAATTTTTTATAATCCTCTTCGCTAACTACTGTAGGAATAATATTGGTTGTAGAACTAGATTCATTTGTTTGTGTGTTTATACCACCAAGAACTGCTCTTTTTAATTTTGTAAATTCATCCGTGTTAGAAACTACATCCATAATATTTTGATCGCTTGTTGAAAAGGGATTTGCTGTAGTTCCATAAGTAGGATCTATTTTTATTTTTTCTAAAATTTCTACAATATAATCACTTTTAGATTTTTTAGGTGGAGTTTTTGGTATTGCAACTGATGCAGGCACTCCTCCAAGAATAGCATCTATTATACCAGCCTTATCAGGATTATCTTTTTTGTATTTTTCTATTGCTTCCTGTTGCTCTGCCTTCCTCTTTGCATCTTCTTCATCCAACTGTCTTTGTCTAATTCTGTTTTGTGCTAAAGCTATTTTATTTGCATCACCACTACCTATTGCGCTAGTTAAAAACATAGTATCAGCAAATTTTTGTAAGCCTTGTTTTCTTAATTTGTTTTTATCCTCATCAGATAAGTTGGCTATTTGGCTTTGATTCGCCAACAAGCTGTTACCTTGACCAAGATTGGTAAAAGCGTTTCCTACTTTGCTGCCGAAATTTTGAAATATATTTGCCATGTTTATCTCCTAAAAAGATGGGCCGAAGCTACCACCGCCTCCGCCGCTACCGCCAAATGGATTACCCATAAACAATGATGCTACTTGTGCTACTTGACCAAGTTTATCCATAAATCCTGGTTTATAATTTTGAGTAGTATTAGTCTGCGTAGGCAAAGCACTAACACCTTGCGCTAATAAGCCAAGTTGTTGTGGGCCATGTCCTAAAGCTCGCATGAACTCGTTGTAGCCAGCATCCATACCTCTTTGTTGTAGTCCTTGTTGTTGACCACCCATGCCAGAGAGTAAACCTAAGTTTCTGTACTGGTCGCTTAATTGGTTGCCAAGCAAACCAGCTTGAAATCCTCTGTTTCTAAATTCATTGTCAATATCCATTCCAGCTAAATTGGTTGCTCTGTCAAAGCCCTGTGATCGTAAATCAGCTGCAATATTACCAGCTCTATCTGCAAAGTTTCTGTTGGTTTCTGACTCTAATAATGCTGAACGAGAACCACCAAATGCACCTCTGCCGATTGCTGCATCTTGGTCGCTTTGTATTTGCATTTGTCTTGCTCGGTTTAAATCACCAAGAGTGTTATCTATAACTTGTGATTGAAACGGGTTTTGATATGCACCTATATCTGTATCTAATAAACTTGGTGCAGATTTACCCGCTAATGTGTTTAACTGGCCTCTAGGATCATAACCCATTGATTGACCAAACATATTTCTTGTTGCATCAAAGCCTGCAAGCTGGTCTGGATTAAATCCTGCTACTCTTGCGCCTGTATATGGTACAAAAGGTTGTTGCGCTATACCTTTAGCCTTACCATAAAGATCTGAATAGATTGCCATTTGTGTTGGATCTGTTGTTGTTGTTGTTGTGCTTTTTCCTTTACTCATAATTCTTTCTTCACTAAATATTCTTGTTCAAAGCCAAGATGTTTAAGTTTTCTTAGCCAGCCTTTACGGCCGCCACCAAAAATTCTTTTACAGCCAAAATGTTTGGCAAACTGTTCAATACTAGGAAGCATTGATTGTAGTTCTTCAAATTTGCCTCCAAGAAAAAGAATATTTAATACCTTTACTCTTGGAAACTCTACAATCTCAGTTATCATAACTGAGTCTTTACCAGGCCATAAATGAAACATTCCTAACCTGATTTTTTCTTTTATATCACTTAAATTATACATATCTTGGTGCTTTAATGCACGAATAATATGCTTATCTAACCTGTCAAACTCTAGTTCCCAGTCCTCTTTAAACCGTTGTTGCGGTTGAGAGGTTGCCTGAGTTGTCAACGCTGACCTTATATTTTGTTCCATCTGGGCTAACTAATACTAATTCGGTGGCATCTCCACCACCTACTTGTATTCTTTCTCCTTTGTTAAAAGTAATACCTGTTTGATATTCTATTTCTGAAATTAAATAATTCAGATAGTTTTTATCGTAATCTTCGCCTGGTCTAGTTAGGGTTTTTCTTGCCACTATCTACGACCTCTGTTTCTTAAATTTAATCTTATATTACCAACTTGAAATGCTTGTGTGGTTGATCCTGTTACAGTCATTGATACTTGTCTTGCTGTAAATCTTGCATCGGTATAACCATCATTTTCAAATGTAAAGCTGCCAAAGTCTGTTTCACTTCCTAATGGTGTAAATTTGCCCTTAAAACTAATTGTAACGCCTGGTAAGGTGTTTGCTTCTTCATCTGGGAGTATTTGGTTACATTGCACATAATTGTCGCCATTGCCAATCTCTATTGGCCCTGATGTAGCGTAAGGAACTGAGTTACCTAAATTTTCTGAATTACTTAATGTTGTGCTTTCGTGCTGGTAAACATTGCCTGAACTATCACACGCTATTGGGTAATCAAATACACCTTGATCTATCCAGCAACCTCTGTCCATAGAACCAATGCTCCATACATTATCAACATAGTTCCAGATTACATATTTGTTTGGTGTTTTTTGTGATGCTCCAACTGGGTAAAACCAGATGATTTCATTAAAGTTAGAGTTATGACCACCACAAGCAATTCTTCTGTAGGCGTATTTCATATTATCAAATATATGGTCATGCACATCGCATTTAATCTCTTTAACCGAACCATCAAATACAAAGAAAGAGTTTTCACCCATCCATGCTAAAAAATTACCAGCAGTAACAACTGTTCTTGGGCTTGCAGCTTTACAGTTAGTACCAGCATCTTGAATACCATATATAAAAGGAGAGCCTGTGTAATACATTCTTGCAATACCTGTATCAGTAAAGATAACAACATCTGTTTGCCATTTAACTGCGCTTAATATTCTGCCGCCAGTTGGTATTTGTAAATCACCAGCGGTATTAGTAGCTGCGGCTGTCCAGGTTGTATTTGCCTCTCTGGATGACCATTGCACCTTTCTTGGATCTCCACCTGCGCCTAAAGCTACGACATGGCGCTCATTGGTTACTAAAACACCAGAACAACCAGTAGGAGAGTTTGTTAGTTGTGCGCCTATTGTAGATGGTGCTGAGGGCGACCATTTGTAAATCTTGCCATCGCTTGCACAACAGAATAATAAATCTTCACCCCAGTTATCAAATGACCAGGATTTAGAATCAAAGAATAAACCTGATTGAGAACGGGCATCACCGTAATCTTCTACATTGTAATTGTATGCTCCATAACCAAGCGGATCAGTTGAGGCATCTGTAACAAAGCTTGTTGGAGTTATATCGTACCAAGTGCCATCATAATTAACAGTTGGCGTACCTGTTAATGCTGTATTCCTGATTTTCTCCCAACCACCAATAGGGCGTAAGTAACCATTTTGAAAACGCACTAAATCGCTGTCAATCCAGCGACCTTTATTAGCGTAATTAGTTCCGTTAGTTACAACACCAGCGGGAGGAGTTACAGGCAAGAGGGCCATTTTAACTATTTGATGCTATATATGCTTTGCCAGTAGTAACAGCTGTATTGCAAGTATCTTTTTTGCTATTAGTAGAATCAACAATATTTGGTGTGTCATCATCACTGTCTACTGGTTTGTAAAGCAAGATAATTTCTAAATGATCTACATTTCTTTGCACTACTTCATTAATTTCAGCTTGTGTCCAAGTTCCTGCTACAGCGTTCCCATCTTTATCAGTTGTTCCGCCTGCATATTTTGACTTATTACCATTGGTATTAATATCATTAATTATTGTTGTGCTATCAATTCCTGCTGTTAAACATTCATTTACTGTTTGTGCCATATTATTCTCCTTTTAAAGTTTGTATTTCGGCTTTTAATTCATCTACTGTTGCAGATAATTCTTTTACTGCATTTATAAGTATAGGTATAAATTTTTCATAAGTTAAAGAATATTGCCCATCTTCACCTTTTTGTGTAACTATATTAGTTTTATCTTCTACCTTGTAACCATACTCTCTTTCTATTTCTTCTACATCTTGTGCTAAAAGACCACCTATTAATTGTGGTTTTTTATGTGTTCCATCTGGAGTTACACTTAAATCATCACTATACGCCGACCTTTTATCCCATCTATAAGTCACTGGATTTAGTTGATTTACAAAACTTAATCCCATATTTAAAGATTCAACATCTGTTTTATCTCTAGCATCAGAAGAAACTGTTAATGCTTGATTACATTTAAAACTATCAATCTGGTCATCACCTAAAACAATTCTATGACTAGCAGTAGTAACAGTTTCAGGAGAACCACTACGACCTGCTAATCTACCTAATAAAACATTATTTGAACCAGTAGTTAATGATTGTCCTGCTAACCTACCTAAAGCTGTATTATCATCACCTGTTGTTAAATCTTCACCAGCTTCAGAACCAATAATTGTATTTTCATCTCCTGTAGTAAGGTTAGTAGCTACTGACTTACCAATGGCAGTATTACTACTTCCTGTTGTTAAAGCATCTGCAGCACCATTACCCATAGCAACATTAGAAGTACCAGTTGTACTAGAATATAAAGCATTAAATCCAACAGCTACATTTGAATGTCCTGTGGTGGCAGATGTTAATGCACTTTGACCAACAGCTACAGTATCATAAGCAGTCGTGCCTGAGGTCAAGGCTTGATAGCCTATAGCTGTTACTCCAGTTGTAACTGTAACTTGTGCAGCACCATAACCAACTGCTGTGTTTCCACCATGAGTAGTTGATGCGTTTAGAGCTGCCCAACCAACTGCTACATTAGAAGCACCTGTAGTACAAGCTGCTAAAGTGCTTGTACCTAATGCTGTATTTCCACCAGCAGTTGTACTAGCTGTTAAAGCACTATCGCCCATTGCAACATTTTCTGCACCTGTTGTATTAGAATCTAAAGCATAAGCACCTACGGCTGTGTTATAAGAAGCTGTAGTATTTAATTCCATTGCAGCTCTACCTAAAGCTGTATTTCTTGTTCCCGTTGTATTTGATGTTAGTGCTGCAGTTCCTACTGCTACATTATTTGCTGCTGTGGTATTTGCTGCAAGAGCAGTCATACCTACTGCTGTGTTTTCACCACCAGTAGTATTTGCTGCTAATGCACCCTGTCCAACTGCTACACCATTCGCACCTGTTGTGTTTGCATTTAAAGCTATTCTACCAATAGCAACATTATTAGATGCTGTAGTATTAGACTCTAATGTAGAATTACCTATGGCTACATTATCGCCACCAGTTGTATTACCTCCTAAAGCATCTTGACCAACAGCGACATTACGAATACCTGTAGTATTTACATCTAAAGCACTTGTACCGACTGCAACTCCACCTGCACCTGTTGTGTTTGCACTTAAAGCAGATGTTCCCACTGCTACATTGTTTGAAGCTGTCGTATTAGCATCTAATGATTGATAACCAATAGCAACATTACTAGCACCTGTGGTATTTGAAATTAAACTTTCTCTACCAATAGCTACATTATTTGAAGCTGTGGTATTGGATGCTAATGCGGCAGTACCTATAGCTGTATTTGAAGAACCTGTAGTATTAGTTTCCATACTTTCTCTTCCAATAGCAATATTCCCTGAACCAGTTGTAAGTGTTGTTAAGGCTTCCATACCTATCCCAACATTATCATCACCAGATGTTAAATCATCAAAAACTTCCCAACCTAAACCTGTATTATTAGAAGCTGTAGATAAAGTACCTGTACCTGCATCGTTGCTGATAAGAATACTTTTTGAAAAGTTTGTTATATTAGAAGAAATGCCTACGCTATTGATTGTTCCTGAAAATGTTGCATTTTGCGCAACTGTAATTTGTTGACTTGAATTTATTGTCATAGCTGGTGTTGTACCAACTGCTGATCCTAAACCTATAACTAGGCTATCTGAACTATCATCTAGTCCTACATAGTAATCTTGTGCGTTTCCATCAAAAACAAGTTTGGTATCTTCTGCGCCAGCATCACCAATAGTAAGACTTGGGTTTGTGCCTTTTACAATAACTGCACCGCCAAAATCCACTTGTCCCATATCAATAGCTGTACCAGAAAGACTAAAAATTCCATCTAGTGTATCTAAGTCTGCGTTAAGTTTTGTTCCCCAGCTATCAGTAGATGCTCCTACTTCTGGTTTGGTCATGTTTAAATTCGTTGTATATGTATCTGCCATAATTAATTCCTGTTTATGCTGCTATGTCAGTCCAATCTGTACTTGTTGCGGACTGATCTGTCCAAGTTGTTGTAGCTGGTGTTTGTTCTGTATAGTCAGTTGTTGCTACAGTCTGGTCATTCCATTTTAAACCACCTATCGCAGAAAAACCACTTGTTTGTGCAATAGTAGATTCACCAGTAATTTTAAGACCGCCAAGTCCAGTCATGCCACTTTCTTGTGCAATAGTAGCAGCTCCGTTTAACACCATCTCTGGTGTTGCGGTCATTCCTGATGTTTGGTCAATAGATGCCTGGCCTAAAGCTATACGAACACCAGCTGAAGTAAAGCCTGTGGTTTGGTCTATTGAGGCAACGCCATCAAGAACGATTGTTCCTGTTGCGCTAACACCAGATGTTTGATCTATAGATGCTGTACCAAGTTTTACAACTTCTGCTGTCCCTGTAAATCCAGAGGTTTGTGCAATAGTTGCTTCACCTTTATCAATCTGCCTTCCTGTAGCTGTAAAGCCAGATGTTTGATCTATAGATGCAGAGCCTAATTTAATAACCTCTGCGGTTGCAGTTACACCGCTTGTTTGAGCAATCGTAGCCGATCCTACTAATATTAAAGTACCAGCAGATGTAAATGCAGAAGTTTGGTCTATGGATGCAACTGCTTTAACCGTAAGGCTACCAGCTGCACTAAAACCAGATGTTTGAGCTATGGTTGCGGATGAAAACTCATATTCGGGAGTGCCATAATCGGCCTTCCCGTAATTATATTGACCATAGCCGATAGAGGCCATGTTGTTACGCTAGGGTAATATCTAA